GTGGGCAATCTCAAGGCAACCAATCTCACCCGGCAACAAAGGAGGAGGATAGAGCGGGAGTTCAAGACGGTAAGGAGATGATACGACGGGATTACCATATCAAGAGATACGATTGGGTGATCCACGTGCTGTATAACGTCACCTGCTCGAGGACATCCGATATCATAGCCCTATTGAGGAGGGTCGGTTGCCCGGAAAGCAAGATACGGGAGGCTTATGGCAATATGGGGTCGTGCAATCTGGACGTGGGACTTACTTATTCCAGCTACCGGCGAAGGGAATCCGTCATGGTGATAGGCCGGACCTCGTCCTATAGGGAGTTCGCCAATTCCCTGTTCCATGAGTGCCGCCATTTGACGGATCATATGTCCTTGGCCTTGGATATGGAGATCGGAGGGGAGCCTATCGCTTACTTGGCTGGCGATATAGGAGCCTTGATGTCCGATGAGATAAGGATGTTCATCTGCGATTGCCATCGTCACAGGAACGATATAAACGATGAGTTATGGGAAAGAAAAAAGAAGATAAAAAGAAAAAGGAATCCGCAAGACGGGAGATAGACCGCCTCACGGATTCCTTGGATTTCGAGCCTGTCAACTTCTATGAGGTGATGGCCCGGATACGGCACTTGATGTGCCTGTTATAGCCCAATATCGCTTATTATTCTCCGGCCTATACGCCGTTGGCAGGGGAATCACCCCCCGGCATAGTTTAAGTAAAATGTAATAGTTAAGACTTGTTCTGACATTTGTTTTATATCTTTCCTAATAATTCGTTATACTCCTCTATCCATTCAAGTTTTATTGGAAAACCAGCATTGTAATAACGCGATACAGCCCCACATAATTCATGAAATCTAGCCCTATGAACATTTTTATAATAAATATCCTTTGGCATTACCCCTAACGGAGGCATTTGTTTTTGTCCTGTTTCCATTTGTTTTGAACTTGATAAAAAATCTTTTATTTTATTGGCTAGTCCTATCAGCATTTCTGATTGGAGCTCATTGAACTCCTTGCAGTACCTCATGTCATCTTTATGCTTCTCTTCCGGAGACCGATCATCGCCTACGCTGCAATATCCGGCGAAAGAGTTTACCGGTAGTGGTCTCATAGCCTCTATAGCTAGTTTGATCGATTTCTCTTTGATGTTTTCTTCCATGATTTATTATTATTTGTTACCATTCTATTATTAATCCATAATCCCCTCGGTGCCATTCTCCTTGATAGAGCTTGAATCCTTGTCTCATGAGTTCAAGTTTGCACTCATCGGAGAAGTATACCCAATGCGGGAAAAATATTTTATACTCGTTTCGTTTATTCGCTTCTTTTATAGCATTATATATCAGATCTAACGATGGTGAGTTTTTTTCTAATTCTCTAGCTTTCATATATTTTTTTAATTATGAGCCTTCCCATGAAGGCTCGGTTAATACTATTCATTTTTGCTACGTTTCTCGATCATATAAATATTTTTACCATCATTTACCGTGACCAGAAATAACTTATCGCAATTTAGACATTTGCAATTATATAACCCACAGAGAAAAGATCCCTTTATGTATCTAGTCGAATGACAGAATGGGCATTTTATTGAATTATCCATGATTTTTAGGTATTCTCATCCAGTGTGTAATGTCTTCATCATCAACGTGACCATTTGACAAAGCCCACATACTTTTATTATATCCTTTATTCTCTCTTAACCAGCCTAAGACAAGATGTCTTATAGAATTTTTATCAAATAACAGAACCTCTTCTCCGGGTGGCGGTAGCCGATCCTTCACGCTTATCCACGGGAATTGCTTTGCCTGCCATTCGGCACCTGCTATAAATCCCTGATAATACGCCGGGAATGCACTACCGCTACTCCTGCTTTCAGCGAATAAATGAGCCGCTTCTTCTACTGTCTGTCTCATATCAATATCTCTTTCCATGATTTTAAATAATATTTAAATATTGCTAACCACACATTGTTAGTACACGGTAAACCTGTATATTTGCGTTGCGTTTGGTTGGAACATTAACACCTCCAATCTGGTGAACTGTCATTCACCTCCTTGTCCTATCTCCCTTGTCCGAGAAAAGACACAAGCCCATTGTCCTGTAACTTTGGGCTTTTTTTAGTTTCGCTTGACAGGGCGTAGCTAAATATAGCTTGACGATGCAGGTCGTCAGGCAAATCGGAAAGGAGGTGTTTAATGTGGAAGACCAAACGCGCGAAGACAGCAAGACTCGTATTTTCTGTCGCTACATAGTAAAGAATGGTAAGAGAATCTATCCTAAGACCTCTCGTTATTTCTCTTTCTTGGTGAGCGATAAAAAGTAAGCCTAGCTGTTTTTTAGGAGATGTGCAGGCATCTCCTTCCTTTATTAGTCTATAAGCGTTACCTTAATCATTTGATCCTCCTTTCTCTAAAATATCCTTACAAGCTCTACTATTGCACCTAATCGGCTTTTGATGGAAGGAGCACCAAGCCTCTCCGTTAGCGTCTTCATCCTCGATAAGTAGGCAATCGCCGCATTTAACCGATAGGTATTTCTTGTCAAGGCATCCTTCCTTGATAAGCCATTCAATCATATTCACAACAGCATCTAAGACATTCTTTTTCATAACCTCATGCTTGCAGTCGTATCCCAGTTCTGTGTATTGGATGAACCAATACACGCTATCTTTTGTGATTTCCAAACTTAAATCGGGTCGGTTGCGTTGTGAAATCGTGGCAGGAAGCATATCTATCAATTTAGATAGAGACCAAGCCGGGAATGCCATATCTTGATCCACATGCTTTTCAACCCTGCCATATTCAAATGCGACCGGCAATTCGAGCTCGTCAAGATACATGTCCGCCGTCTCCGGTCTCACCCCGGCCTCTAATAGCCGGGATGATTGTTCTTTGGTTGTGCAAATTTGATTCATGATTGTTTATTTAATTAATTCAAACTCGTAAGCTAAAACCCAAGGATTAGATTCCCACGTATATTTACCACAGACGCAATCTACCAATGAAGAAAAAGCCTCTAATGGAGTATCATATTCTTTGTACTGTCCATGAGGGCAATTAGAACGTGTAACTCCATGATGCCAATAATATCTTCCCCATTCACCGTCGGCGGATTTGTGCATAGTCATCGTTACTCCCTCATTCAAACAGTCCTCGTTGGATATATCCTGTAATCTCTCAACTTTGATATTAGTAATACGGATATGGTGTTTGCAGGCTTCCGCAAGGACAAACATCTTATTGTTCCATCCTTTAGATTCCCCCAAGGTACCCCTGATCACTCTCCAATCTTTAGGGCTTCTGTCAAGAGCGTCAGCGTCATATCCGAGTTCTTTATAACTTTGCGCTATGGCGACCTCTTCTCCGATTTTATACCGAGTTTTTTTATAGGCAAGGAGATAACCGTCATCGGAATAAATACAAATCTTATTATCCTCTATTTTCGGATATGAACCCTCATAGTTATAAAGATAAAATCTTATATTGCAATCGATCTCAATCCTTCTTGTCTGTGTCTTTTTACCTTCAAGGACTAACTTGGTTAGGTTGAATCGATCATTGAACATTATTTTATTCATGCTTTATCATCCTATTGTATTTCCAAGCCCTATAAAACCACTTAATAAAGTTAACCCAGCATTTCGGTGTCATTAGAAACTTTCTCACCGCATAGAAGGGTAGTATTGTCTCCATTGCGACATAGTACTTACCCCATATATAACGGTGACGTGTACATTTCTCCGCTATCTTCCTTTGCTTCTTGTCTATCCATCCATGATAATGAAAGGCTATAAAATTATCATGGAACCAGACCTCAATAACGGTGTTCTCTCCGTTATCATTGGTTTGCCTGACGTTCATTCCCCAACTCATATAATCATTGATTGTTAAAATATTCCTTACATTTAAAACCTTTTCTCGGAGGGGATGGTTACCTAGCTTGGATAACTACCGCATAGTGCAATATCTTTGTTCATGGTTACCAGTCCTCCAAATCTTCCCTTGTATAGGAATCGTTTGTGTCATCTTCATCGATATAACTATCACAATAGTCCAATAGGTTGTACGAATTCTTACCGTGTAGGCACTCGTTCCTGAGCGCACAATTCATACAGCACCATTCATCGCTTATTCTCATCATCTTATCCCTCCTGTAATATAACATCCCCATCCTTATCCGTGAACACGTCCACTAAATCGTAGTAATATTCCTTATCCGACGTGCGGATCATTACCTCCGCTTCCGGGTCTTGCTCTTGGAGAAGAGCGATTAGTTCTTTATTTCTCATATCAATTTGGATTAAATAGTTAATTACCCGGCTTTCTCAAAAGCCTTATTGAACACCCTCGGATCAAGTATAGCGTTCGTTATCGCCGTGAACGCCTTCACGATCTCGGGCTGCTCATTTAAGTTTATTTTCACGTCCTTCCCGGTGACCTCGCTTGATAACCGGTCACTTAGGAACTCTACCCTGCCCAAATCTAGATAGGACAGGGGATTGTACGCCAACGGGACGATCCCCCGCATCCTTTCGCCGAAATCGTATATCGTGATCCTAGACATCTGCGCAATCATGTTTATCGTGGATGACAAGGATGCTATCCTGTTCGCCGAACCGGATACCCCGTGATCCAGCAATATCTGGCTGATCGTGTAGTAATACCGGTCTATATGAGGCTGCACGTCCTCCTCCATGCTTTGCGTTATCTCGGCGAACGCCTCCTTGTTGGCCTTGGCTATCCGGAAGATGTTGGTGTTATAAGCGTTTATCCCCCTCTCGATAGCGTTGGCCGTCCGTTTTGCGTTATGCCTGTAGTGCTCGCTATTCCTTATGGCCTCCATGAGTGATACCGTGTAGTTATACACTTGGTCGTTCAAGAAAAGCACCATGTAGGTTAGCGAGGTGACAAGGCCGTTCGTGTCCTTGTCGATCTCTTCCCAATCGTTGTATTGTTTCATGACTTATTCATCGAATTTGATTTGGTACAGGTGGAAACAATTCTCGTGCAGGTTAACAAATTCCTTACGTGGAGGGAATATCTGAGCTACCTGCATGCTGTCCGGCATAAACTTGTATCGTATCTCTTTCAGTTCGTAATATCCGAGCGTGTGATTGGCGGATACGGACAGATGCCATTTACCCATTTCCTTATTTATGAGAATATCCTTTCCTTTGTAGGTGAACATGCCCGTCTCGTAGATTCCGTGCTCATCCTCGATATGCTCATATATGAAATCGATCGGAAGCATCGTAAATGCCATTGGTAATGGCCGTTTATATTTCTTCAATTCCTCATTTGTCATTTTCTCTGTTTTTTAATTTATCTCATCATAGATGAATGCAGTTTTCAACTATGATGAATGATTAAACCTCTGTTTTAGCAAAAACTACGCTTTCATGGTCCGGCCTCAGATGGGCCATGCAAGCCTTGCTGTATTCGCAATCCCTAGCTCCATCGCCCCGGAACAGGCATCCCCTGCATACGACCGCTTTCCCTTGGTATATTGCCTCGAAGCGCTTGACTTGCACCCTGTTTGTCCCGACTTGGATAACAAAGCCGGTAGGGGTGTTTCTCAATCTCTCTGTTATTTCCATGATCTGTTTTTAAAATGGCATGTCCTTGTCACAACTCCCGTAATCGTAGAACTTGGTCATGCCGTCATTATGCTTAAATTTTACTAATCCAGTGGCCCCATCTCTATTCTTGGCCACGATCAACTCTCCGTAATTGCGTTCTACGTTGCCGTTCTTGTCCTTGACCTCGATCTTGTAATACTCCGGTCTATGAATGAACATTACGATATCAGCGTCTTGCTCGATAGCCCCGGATTCCCTAAGATCGGATAGGAGGGGTTTCTTGTCCGGTCTGGCCTCGTTTCCCCTGTTCAATTGGGATAAGAGCAAGAAGGGAACCTTTAACTCCTTCGCCGTGATCTTGGCGGTCCTTGACATCTTGGCTACCTCCCGCTCACGGTTTCCTTCCCGTTCCCCGCTCTCCGCCAATTGGAGATAGTCGGCCATGATGATCCCGCACTTGCCTTGCTTCTTCAGTATCTTACATCGTGAGCGGATGTAATCCATCGTAACGCACGGGTTGTCATCGACATAGATCGGGAGCCTCCAAAGCTCGTTGACTGCCGTCTCTACCTTGTTGATCTCCTCGTTTGTCATATACCCGGACTTGAACCGTTCCGGATCTACGTCGCACTCGGATAGGATCAACCTGTTGGCCAAGCTTATGTCGGACATTTCAAGCGAGAATATAGCCACGGGCGTGTTGGATTTTGCCGCCGATTTGGCCAAGTGAAGCATCACGGCCGTTTTTCCCATGGAGGGCCTAGCCGCTATTATCACCAAGTTTCCCGGCTGCCATCCGTTCGTGATCTTGTTCAGGTCGTGAAGACCCGTGTCAACACCGGATCGGATGTTTTTCCTCGCCATCTCCACACGCTTGTATAAACCGTCCATGGAGCCTTTAAGGGCCTTGGATATATGCTCGCCATTAGACTTGCCGATAAGTTCCTCCATGAGGGTCTCTGAGCCGTTTATGGCCTTGTGAAGAACGTCCCCTATATCCTCGTTGGAATAGATGGCGTTCTCAAGGTCGTTGGCGATAGCCAGCCCCTTCCTCTGTATGGACCGCTCCTTGACGATCATGGCATGATCCAGTATATGGGCCGATGACCCGATCTTGGAGGTAAGGGAAGCTATGTATATCGGCCCCCCAATACTCTCAAGCTCCCCGGATGACAGCATCGCTTGCGTGACCGTCATCATGTCTATGGGCTTTCTCTCCTTGTATAGCCCTGATATGGCCTTGAATACCGATTGGTTCCTCTTGTCGTAGAAATCGACCTCCGATAGCTCCGAGGCGATTTTCTCGAAAGCGTCGCTCTCTATGAGGCAAGCCCCGAGTATTATCTGCTCGATCTCCTTGGCTTGGGGAGGCAGCCTGCCGTCAATCGGGGACGATGTATGTGAGATCTGTGCGGTGTTCGTTCTTGCCATAATAAACCTTGTTTTTATCTATTGCGTTAATCAATGTCATTCTCATGTCAATCTCCTTGGCCCTGCTTTTTTTCTTGTGCTTCCATCCTGCGTCTGTTGCCCAGAAATTTGTGCAAGCCTTCTCTAGGGATAGTTTTATGTTTACGCCGGGATAATAGGATTGTTGAGTCTCCATGATCTTTGGATCGTCGCATATGCTCTTATATGCGCTACGGACTAAATCCAAATAGATGCTGAAATCATCTTTCCATGTTTTCTCCTTTTCTGTCTCAGGGTTATCGCCCGTGTCCGGAACGGAAGTGACGGCACCTCCCGATTTGGGGGTAGGGGGTATATTATTATTATCTTTATTATTATTCTTGCCCTTACCTTGCCCTTTATTTTCGTCACTTGCCCCTAGGCTTGCCCTTAGCTCGCCCAAAGAATGCTTTAAGTACTTGATTTCTTGTTCTATGTCTATGCCATTACCCTTGCCCTTATCCTCGCCCTTGTCTATATTTATAGGGTTGTATAAATCATAATTGCATAGAGTTATCACATTCATGCCTTGGGATGCGTCTGTTGTTATCATTCCGTCCCTTTTAAGCATGTCCAAGAAATTTCGGACCTTTTTCTCTGAGTCCCATTTCCATTTTTTGGAAAGAAAACTTATGGATGCTGGATATTGTCCTCTTCCGTATGTTATTTCTCTACCTCCGATACTAGCCTTAAGCTGCGTTGCCTCAAATCGTGCTGACTGTATTAAGTCTATCCACGCTTCGCACTCGCTAAAAGTCCGGGATGCTTTCCATATTCTGTGAGAAAATAATTTACGGGATAACATGATAAATCCTTTATCCATATCAGTTGTCGGCATTTTCCAATTCCTCTTTTAGGAACTTTATCAATCTTCTAATATCATCCTTACTTATTTCTACGCTTTTGGTCATGTAGTCCGAATATTCAGATATGAAAAAACTTATGCACTCATCAGATTCGCTTAATGGGCTTACCTCTAATGCTACACAAGGCTCAGATTCTGATATGAATTTCATAAATGTACTCATGTCTCTATATGTTTTATATTATTAGTCAATATATTATTCCTCTATTATACAATTCCTCCCTATATTGCTCCAACGCCTTAAGGCATCGCTCCTTGTCCATGTATCCCATTGGCATTATCCCGGCCAACCTTGCGTTGCATCGGTCTATGCCATATTTGAGATCCGTGTTTGACATTCTCTTTATGTCCATGATTGCTTAATTTTAAAGTGTACGGTATACTCCCCGGCCGGAACCGGGGCTTTTAAAATCTTAATATGTGAGTAGGGTAAGACTATTTTATAGTCCTCTTGATCTCGTCCATCAACCTCTCGGTTATCCTTGGATTATGCGCAAATGACGGGGCTTTGAGCGTTTAGAAACTTATCTACGAAATATATTTGCCCTTTTCCCGTGACCTTTGTGGTCGTAGATACAAGGACGGACCCGTCAGGTTTGTTTATGGTTGTTTGCTTGATCTCGAATAATCCTAACTCCATCGATTTTTGCGACGGTTGATTATAATATTGCCCTTTTTGACATAGGTAACCGTTTTTACGTAGCCACTCGAATAACCTGTTTTGTCCGATTTTGATGCCGTTTTGCTGCAATATCTTTGCCAACTCTGCGATCAGGCATGAACGCCGGGATGTGGACACCGCATCGGCGAATAAGACCTTGGGAGCGTCAGAGCGAATCTTTTGCTCGGCCTCTATACGCTTTTGTTGTTCCTCTTTAAGGTTTGTGGCCAATTGGATCAAGAAATCGGGCGAGGTCAATGCCTTTTCTAATGTGTCATTTGTCATATACGCTCCATGTTTGCGGATGGAAGGGAGAACCTCTCCACATACCCAGTCTTGGAATGGTTCGGCTTGCGGCTTGTCGGATCGCATGATTACCTTGTAAAGATTCTTTTCATTGACAAAATTCATTTGTTGTTCTCTACCAATTGAATCGGTGACCCCAATCCGAATGGGGGCATCCGTCAATCTTGATTGTACAGCGTCTACACGCAATCCTAAAATTTTGCAAACATCCGCAAGGCAAAATAAAGGGTTCTCACTTGTCCCGGCTACTCTCACTTCTCCGAAACGATCGTTCTTGAATATTTCAATTCCTTTCATAATACGTAAGGCTTAAATTTTAGATAAAAGATTTCCAAGCAATCCTTATGCGGATCACTTGAATGATAGTTATTACAGAACTCACGAAACGCATCGTAAAGCCCGTTGGAGAGGATGAAGAAATACGCCTTGTTCTTGGCGTTCTTCTCGATTTCAAACTCTTGGTAGGATACAGTTCTCGCACTGCTGGGCGTAGATGAAGAAGTTAATATACTTCGCTTCTCCTCTAATTTCATTTCCTTGGTCATTGTTGATGAAATTTGAGTATAAAAAGAAAGCTGTCCGCTTCCCTATTTCCGACCAAGGAAACTACAAATCATATCGAAGAGTAGCCAACAAGGGAAGACGAACAGCTTATATCTTTGGATATAACACAGTCGAATGGATATAAAAAATCCACCCTTCGAAATGTTTATGTATGTTTCCTTGGTCTGTGAAACACCACAAAGATACAACTCAAATTCAAAATGCCAAATGATTTTGAATAAAAAAGAGTGGCCGATTACCGAAACCACTCTTCACTATTTTTTATGTAATATTAATCCTATTCCTTTTTTGCCTTTTTCGTATTGAATGGAGACACATTTTGCATACCGTCGATATGCTCAAACAATTGAGGTTCTACATTTGCGCCCATCGGGTCTAAGATGAAATCAATGCCCTCACGCCTAGCCAGTTTTGCTGCCGGGACAAAGTCGGAATCTCCGGAGAACAAGACAATCGTATCAACAAAACCTTTTAGCGCCAATGAAGCGATATCTGTCCCAATCTTCATGTCTATCCCTTTTTGCTTTACATCCAAATATACATCCCCCTCTTTCAAGTCCTCGATCTTGATTGTCCCGGAAAGTAGTCCTTTGACTGAACTTGGTCGTATCATCCAGTTGTGGTTATCCTTTAGGGTCCCCATTCGAAGTGCTACTTTACGCTTTTTCTTTAATGCGTTGACTAATTCCATTTTAAACTTATACTCAGGAGTCTTGCTAAAATCAATTGCCTTTTTGGTTACTGGATTATGGGATTTCTTATCTAACGGGAAACAGTCATAATAGAAAATCCTATACAATGTGTTTTTACCTCCAACATGCTTCATCGCCATTGTATACAACAATTCCGCAACCTCTTCCCCTGACTTTCTTTTGTCTTTATTGTATTGTGCGTTGAAACGTTTGATAAAAAAGCCGCCATCTATTAAAATGGCGACTTTAACAGGAGGAAAATTTGTCTCTTTTTTTGCCATACCATTTAAAATGTAAAAAAAATGCCCAAGGGTTGGCACATCCATTATTCAATAGCGGCATTTGCAAGGACGCTTTCGGATGTGCGTAGCCATGAGCCTAATTATGATGCAAATGTAAAGCATATAAGACGAAACGCAAAGAATATAATCAATTTTATTTCATCGTATGTTATAAAACATATCTTGTTCACATTCTAAATTCGATTCCATATTATGCTATAACGGTGTCGGTCGAGAAGGGTCGATAACCTCATTGTCTCGTTTTTGCTCTTTCCATTCCCTGAACTCTTTTAGTTCAAGAATGGAGTGGAAACCTCCTAGAACGAATGAATATACCATTGGGAGTTCTTGTATCGTATATCCTCCAGCCTTGCTTAAAAGAGACATCCTCAGTTTGATGTCTCTTTTTTCTCTTAGATAGTTTAAGATTTCTATTATCATGATTTAATCATATTGATTGCTCTTTTTAAATACCAAACAAATTGAAGTTTTTTTAGAACCACGGAATATATCCCGGTGGCGTGTTGTCCTTGTCCTTGAATCTTTTTAGATGCTCTTCCACGTTCAATCCCTCCCTTACGAGGATGATCGTGTTCTTGTCAACCCTTACGGGTATCCTCTTGAATTTAGGCTCCGGGAGTATATCCCCGTTTGCCTTCGTGTTCGCTTTGATCGTTCTCATATAAGTTATCGTTTATAGTTGTCACAATACCGGAAGGAGTTCGCTACCCTCCCGGTGTTCAATATCTCGCACCATACGGCCAGACCCTTGTGAGGCTTGCCGTGCACGCAATCGGCGCATCTGATACGCTCTGGTTGCTTCCCATATTTCATTAGAGAAAAACTTACGAGAGAGCATTATGAAACCCTTATCCATATATTAAAAATCAAAATCCGGAGACTCGCCGTCCTGCAGGGACTTTAGTTTTTGGTCTACAAGGTGTCTTACGTCCCATATGTTTACAGGTTGTATTTGCAGGTTCTCCGCTATTTGCCTTGCAACTCCCTCGGAGACAGGATTTATAGCGTATATGGCCCCCGATGAGAGAAAGCGGGTGAAACCGGGCTGGTTACTTGTATCCGGAACGTCTACCCGAAGCATATTGGTACCGGCCACGTTCTGTTCCGTACATCTTCCCGCTATCCTTGAATGGCCGAATAACTCGACCACGCACCATAAATCAAATTTCTCTTGTTCCATATTATCTTCTCTTTTTAAAAGTGTTACAAAATCTCGTGGAGTTAGCGACTCTTCCAGCATCATGTATGATGCACCAAACGCATAGCCCCTTGTGAGGATGTCCGTTGGCGCAATCGCCACATTTCACCTTTTCTTGCTCGTCTTTCTTCTTAGCCATTTCAATCCTTTATGCCTTTCTGATCCCTCAAATCCTTTATGCGTTTCTTGTAATCTTCGATCATCAATTGGTAATCGAATGCCGAGAGTTTAGAGATAGAGTGCTTTTTCACCTCAAGCTCGTTAATTACTTTTATGCCATACTTATTTATCAAGCCCTTGGCATAACCGATGTTGTTGCCCTCGTCGAAACGGTTGCAAGACCTGCATTGAGCGTTGCAGTTTCTCTCGCTGTATCTGGTACCCATATGTGACCGGTTGACGAAATGTCCGCAATCTGCCTCTTTCCAATGCACGATCTTCCCACAGCTTATGCAACGGCAATAACCGTTGTTGTCAGCATCCCTTATTCTTATAAATACGGAGAATATACGGTCTAGTCTGTTCTTTAAAGAGGTTATGTTCTTTACTTTTCCCATGGATGTTTTCTTTTTTCGTTTATTAATAAGAATCCTGCCAAGATCACTGCTATAAGTCCGAGTATTGCGGTGATAAGGTATATGGCCATTGTCAAGTGATCTAAATCTTGTATTGTTCCCATGATTATATGTTTGTTATTCGTGGACGGTGCCGGGATCGAACCGGCCTCTTTACGTCATGCGCACTCCGTAACGTTTCATCCCGGAATACTTACCGCCCGAAATCCCCGCATATCCTCACGGACGGCGGGGATAAAAACTAAATCTAATACCATGAAAAACACACTCTAATATTAATTATCTGTTTTGCCCTTTGGTACGCTATCAGCGTCAAACGGGAAGATGTCCATAATAAGGGTCTCGCTTACCATTGCCAAGGTATAATCCGCCAAGGTCCCTTTCATATTCTCCTCGAAGCATGAGATCGCTTCCTTTAGGCCGCTCGCCTGTACCATGAATCTGGCCGCTGTTTTCTTCTCTATGCCGCTCTTCTCATCAAGCGTGATAAAATAGATCTTAATCTCATAAAATCTATCACCGTTATCGTTAAAGAATAGTTCCGCTATCTTTTTACGTGTTATGTCGGCGATAGTGAACTCTCCGGTAATGTACGGCCTTAATTCCTCTATCGTGCGTGCTTCAGCCTCCGTATAGGAGAGGGCATCCACTAAATAGGGTTCGACCACTCGTTTTTGCATGCCGTTCTCCAGCATCTTCTCATATGCGACCTTGCTAATAAACCAGTTTCTCATATATACTTTAATAATTAATGTTATACTTCTTTCTTTCGTATTGTGGGATATACCCCTTGCAAGGGGTGTTCCCATTAAATAAGACCGACTCTGGCCTCACAGTTTCCCCATCTTTTTTAGACGGGTCTTTCCAATGTTTTTGCCGTTGATGGCAGAGGCAATGTCTTTTAGAGCATGCCTCATTGAGGCAGTATTTAAAATCTCTCATACTACTATGATTTTTG